ATTAATTGTTGATTAAGTTCTAAATTTTGTTGTTGAAGATTATTTATTTCTTCTATTAATGCTTGAATATCTGCATTTACTGGAGCATAACCAATGTATTCTGTACTTGTCTTTATAAGATACTCATGGGAATTAGTAGCTCCAAATTTAGGAATGTCAAAAAATATTTGAGTATAATTTTGGAAAAATTCATCAACTGAAATTGTTGGTGTAGTTAGTGCTGCTAATGGAATTGGAGAAGTAGCCAATTGAGAAAAGTTAGTGTCTATAACTTTTTCATATTGATTTTTAGCGTATACTTTTTTACTTAAATTTAAATTTTCCATTACCCATTAATTATTTTAAAATAGTAACTGTCATCTAATATAATGGTATTTCCATTAACTATAGTTTTAATTAAAATTTTATAGTAACGTTCTGGTTCTAAACCATTCATGAAAACTGTAAAGTAACAACTTGTTTCATCAGCACTTATTTTAGTGTACGTGTCATCAAAATCCACTACAAATTCATTAGTGTACATATCTTTTATAGCATATGATGATTGTCCTTTAGGTAAGTAATAGTTTTGAGTGTAAAGAGACGCTGTTGAAAATATCCTAAATGGATATTCAGGTCTAGCATATACTCTAAATTCATTAACACTGTCTAAGTAAAAAGTACCTGGGTTGTTTTCTAATGCTACTACAAATGGTAAAGCATCTATTGTGTCTAATGTTGATGAACCTGTGTTCCAAGTGTAATCATTCCATTTGAACTCCAAACATGGAGGATAAATAGTATGGGTGTCTATAGAAAAATACTTTAACTTTGGTTGAACGTTTTCATCATCAACGAATTCAGTCTGTTGTTTAACAATGAATCCATTGTTAGGTATAGAACCACTGTACCATTTAGAGATAATATTAGTAACGTTTATGTTGACGTCTTTATCACCATAGTAAGTAAATAATTGAGAACCACTTAAAGACTGAGTTACATACCAAGTTGCTCCTCCTGGATCTACTGATGATGAATATGAACCTGTTGAGCCAGCAGCAAATGAACTAGTAGTCCATTTTATTCCTCCTTGATAGTCTCTCCAAATCCAACTTGCTCCGTTTTGTGTTTCAGGTGAATTTGCAAATCGTCCTGTGCCCATATTCCATGATTGAGAAACGGGATATAGTATTAAAGTAGTATCTTTATTTAATGCGGTTACGTCTGCTATAAAACATCTTAAATTAGACTGCCATTGAGAGCCAGATATTTCATTATTAATAATGTTTGTAATTTCATCAGATGAAAATTGAATTAAAAAACGACTTGCTTGAGGAGCAGGAGTTCCTATTGCTCCTACTTCTAAAGAAGCTTCTAAAATTTCATCTAATCCTGTATTCATTTCTGGATACATGGAGTATAGAGTTGTGTCTTGTGTTGGGAATAATTTATATACCGCCATTGTTTATTTTTATAATGATACTACTCTACCTTGAATATCAGTTGTTGGAAATTTCACTTCGAAAATCATAGGATCTAATGATGGATAAATTACATTATTTTTAGTTGCACCTGAAATATCATATGCCCATTGTGAGTATCCTAAGTTTACTCCTACTTTATTAGATATGTTAATAGATTTTATTGTTTGTACACCTTCTATTTTATCTAAAAGAATGTAAAGTTCTCTTAAAATGATAGGTTGATTTATTTGCCAATTATCTATTGAAAAATATGTTTGTAAAGCAGTTATACACCTAGTTAATACATCATTACTATTATAATTTGGAAGAATGATAATGTCGAAATTTACTCCAATATTAACAATAAATCCGTCTTTAATGTTAATTGAATCATTTATCATTCTATATTGAGAAAGATAAGTAATCATATTTTGTTTTAAAGCAGGTGATGCTGTATTTAACTTATTATTAATGTCAAATGTTAAAACATATAAATCTAAAATAGCATTTGACTCTCCAGCTGATATACTTTGAGCTTTTGTTGGTTCAATATACGCTTTAGATACCACACCATATTTGGCAGGCATGCTTAATGCTCTTACTAAATAGTCATCTTGTGTTACATTTCTCAATTGACTAGCAAAGTTAGCAGATGAATTTTGTCTAATTTCTTCAATTGTGTCTCCATCTCCTCCTCCATTTGCCGCTGCTGGGTTAGTAACAGCTAATGATGAATAAATGTCGTTTGCTGTAGTAGCGTTAAGATTTGTATTTAAAAATGTTGGATTCCCGTTTAATTTAGTTAAGGTATTAGCTCCTACATTTGATGTTACTCCTCCACCTGTTAAATATCTAAATGTTAAAGTAGTATTTGAAGGTGCAATTCCATAAGTGTCTGTAAATAAGAAGTTAGTAGGAGAATATGCTGTTGTTAATTTTGTTTGTTCAAATGGTAAACCAATACCTACATTGTCTGGATTAGGTACTATTACTTCATCTGAATCAGATGTTGTACCTGCTCCAAATTGTATTTGTAATGTGGTAGAATTTTTAAAACGAGTAGTAAATCTATACTGTATTTTTTTTAACTTTAATAAGTAAGGAGTGTCTCCACTGTATTGAGATAAGTTAGGATCATTAACATTTGTATTTTTAATTGAATCATAAATCATTTCTTGACCTAAATGATCTACCTCATACCATATATTTCCTTCTGAGTCTACACAGTCTAAAATATTAACTAAGTTTGAAGTGTTTAATTCTACTGTTGAAAATTTTACTGGTGAGCCAAATGAAAATGTTTTTACATTAATAGTAGAAGAAATAGCTCTACGAGACTTCTTTAATAAGAAATATGTTGGATTTCCTCCTGAAATTTCATATACTGTAACTTCGGTAGGATCTCCTGAACTTGAAACTGAGAAGTCAACTGGGTCGTTTATTAAAAAAGATGTTCCATTTGTTGATGAAACTGTTGAGTTTCCATTAATAAATAAAGTGTAGTCAAAATCAGGAATGTAAGTTGAACCTGATATTATTGATGGAACTTTTTGATAAAAATCTACAGTGGTAAGTGCTACACCTGTTACATTTGGCTTGTAACCAAACATGTAAGCTAATTCAAATAAGTTATTTGATTGTCTAGCAAATTGTAAATAGTTTTCTTGTACTTGATTGTCTAAGTAAAAAGATAAAATGTCACCAACATATGATGCCATCTCTATAAACATCATTCCTGGTGATGCTGGACTGAAGTCATTATATGTAGTTGGAAAATAAGTTTTTATATAGTCTATTAAACTAGCTCTAAACTCATTAAAATCTTTATTTATGTATTTTATATTTTTATTACTTGCCATTATGTAAATGATATTTGTACTTGATCTGTAATTCCTGTGTTAATTATACTATAATATAGTTGAACTGTTATTTCGTTATTGTCAGGAGATTCTAAGACCTCTAATTTATCTACTTTAATATTAACAAAATACTGTGATAGTAAAGATTGAATGTTTTCTTTTAAGTCGCTTATATTATCTGTAGATATTTGTTCAAAAATAAATGCTCTTAAATTTGCCCCAAACTGGTTGTTTAGATATCGCTCAGTTTGATTTGTTAAAAAGAAATTTAATAAGTTATTTCTTATAGCATCTTGTGTTGTATATGTTTGAAAGAAAACATTAGGTGCATTAAAAGGTATAGCAACACCAACTGCTGTTCCAGGTTTAGTATCTATTGGAAATATCTTTTTTGCTCCGAATGCCATTATCTTTTAATTAGTCCCATTATTTGATCTAAACCAACTTGTCCTTCTGGTAGTGCGCTTCCTTCAGACATTGTATTTATAGGTCCATTTACTTTAAATTCTCCTTCAAATCCAGACTTGGGTCCTTGTGACATTTCACCTAATATATCCATGTACGCTTGTTTAGGATTAACTTTAGGTGTTGATGACATCTGATGAGGAATTGAATTTGTGTTAAAATTTAACGTCCTTGTATCTGGTTGATATGATTCTGTAATAGGTTGTTTATTACTTTTAATAGCTTCTAAAAGAATGTCCTTCAATTCTTCTTGAATTGCTTCTCTTACTGATTCTTTGATAAGTTTTTTAAATTCTGATGGTTTCATTTGTTATAAATATTGGGATTAATTAGCTTTTAAATTATTTGAGTCAATTATTAGTTTAATTTCTTCAATTAAAACTTGCGGGGTTGTTGTGAATGATAATGGTGTTTGTAATAATATAATACCTTGTGCATTTTTTGCTACTGCTTTAACTCTATTGACTGTTGGTGAATATACTTCTGTTATAACTTCTAATATAAATCCTTGATAATTAGTTAAGGATGATGGTATTTCAGATTGAGCCAATGCCGCGGCTTGTTCTTGCTCTAATTGAGTTAAGGAACTGTCTAATGGAGTTAAAGCATTAGTATTAGAGGTATTAGAAGTATCAGAAATAGCGTTACATCCTTTTAAGTACTTATCTATAGAATTTAATAGTCCAATTATTTTTAGTAAAATATTATTTACAAAAGTTATAGCGGTAGCTATAGATGATATAGTATTTTGTGCTTTAGTTATTTTAGGCGTTATTTTAGCTAATACTTTATTTAATGAGTCTAAAGAAACTAAAAGTGCCTTTCCCGGATCTGGTGAGCCTGGAGTAGTAGTTGGAATAGCTGTAATGATTGGTGGTAAAGCTTTTGAGACTGAGTCAATAGTATTTACTGTAGTTGAGGTTATTGTTACTACTTTATTTAAAGGATCAGTAATTTTCTTTAATTGATTAATAGTCTGAGATGCTGAGTTAAGTTTATCTACAAGAGCATTTCTTATAGTTAAAATTTTCTTTAACTCATTAGGAGGCAAACAAAAATCAGGTAATTTTTCTTTAAGTTCACCTATATTTTGAATACCAGTTTGAACTGCAATATCTACGATTTTAGGAATTAATTGATTAAGTAACTCTTGTCCTTTCTCTGCTAATAAAACTGCTATTTTATCTTGTCCTGTCATTTTATAATTTACTAGCTACTGATGATTTTGCGTTATTGATTGCTAATTTTATGTCAGTTACTTTTTTTAATGCGTTTGCTCTAATTTTATCAGCTTGTCTTTGTAATTCAATTCGAGCTGCATTTACGGTAATTTCTGTTTCTTGATTTAATATATACCAAGTATTTTGGAGAACATTAGTTTGTAAATCACTATGAACATCTACATTATATGGTACCCATAATTCTTTTGGAGGATTTAATCCTTTTTTACCATAATCTATTTGAACTTGCGCTGGAATTACAAATCGTTTATATCCCCAAAGTATAGGAATGAAGCCTTTAGGATTTATAGGAATAAACGCGTTGTCTTTAATACCTTCAAACATTATTAATGATGGGGGATATTGTAATTGAGAAGTTTGACTTCCTACCCATCCATCTATTTGAACTTTTGGATCACTTTTTTTATGAAATGTTTGGGCGGCTATAATAGCACCTTGAGTAATTTTTTGAAAATTTGGATTTGATATAGAATTATTGTACTCATCTATAATCTTATTAGTATCTTCTTGACTTTTATTAAATTTTGGATCTCTAACAAATTTAATATCTTGTAAGTATTTTTGAAATACATTCCATGAAGTTAATGTAGAATATAAAGGTTTAGGTATGTCAAGTGGATTTAAATTTAACTTAACTATATCAGTAAGATTTACATTTGATGTAGCTCCAAAAATATTATCAGTGTTAGGAGGATTAGCCATTATATTGTAAAGTTATTTTTAGAAGTTAAATCTTTTAATTGTTTTTCAATATCCATTAAAGTTGTGTTTAAAGTTATAGACGCTAATCTCATAGACATATCTAAAGAAACAGGTTGTCCTAAAGAAACTATAGGTTGTGTTTGTAAATTTCTAAAAGTATCATTTAATTGTTTTACAGCAGTTATTAAATTTTGTAATACATTAACTGTAAGATTTCCTTTTAATAATGGTTCGGTAGCATTATAAGATCCTAAATATACATTTCCTCTTGACTGTACTATAAAATCTTTTGTATCTATATTAACTGAGTTTTGTGAGTTTAAATTTATAGACTTAGCAGCACTTAATAATATGTGATCGTTTCCGGCACTAAATACTAATCGACCTGAGTTTAAAAGTATTTGACGTCCAGAAAATTCATTTGGTAAATCAGGAGCTGTAGAATTATTGTAACTTGTATAACTAGTGCTAGTTGCTTTTAATGGTACTTTTTGAGTACTGGTTAAGTACATTGAGGAATTATCTTCATTAATATCTTCAGTAATAGGTATCCAACCTTCCTCAGTTCGTTCACCTTGTCCATTTCTAATAATAGTAATTGGATCTCCGTTTATTCCAGTTTCTGACCAATTATTTGTAATTGTAGGACTAGGTGAGCCTCCTACTGTACTTCCAAAACGTATTGAATTTCCCCATCTACCTTCATGAATAACATCTCCTTCAAAAGGTAACAGTGGATGTATATTTGATCTTTCATAAAATGTTTTACCTAAAAATATTTTTTTATTCTCATTAGTAACTATTTTAGCACTACCAGCTTGAGTTTGAATATAATCTTTTTGTTGTGGAGGATCAGGTTCATTAGCTAGAGATGGATATGCATTATGATGAGGATGATTCCATATAGATATATTATTAAGATAATATGATGTTTGAGCAGCGTTAGTATTTCCAATGTCTTGATTTGGAAATTGCATTATATATATTATTTCATTTATTAAAGGATAATTTTTTAAATTAGGTGAAAAAGGATAAGCCACAGGAAATATATTACTTCTTTCTCCTGTAGGGACTATGATAGGATCATATTCTATTACTCCTAATGCATTCCATTCTCCTAATCTTTCAAAATTATTACTATTTTCATCTAGTATAATATTTACTACTCTAGCTGCGAAAAATATATTAGATGAAATAAGTCTAGTAACCCTATCAAAATCACTAGTTCCTGTAGGACTTAATCTTTGAGATAAATTATTCCATGACATTCCTATTCAGGTTTTGTATTATCGTTTAACTTATTTATTTCGCCTAATAATTGTGCTTTTTCAGCGTCTGAGATGCTAAATCCATCGCCGCTACCTCCACTACTATTATTAGATACACAACGTTGAACAATTGTAGCCATTTTAATTAACTGTTCATCATTTTTAACACCTATTTCTAAGTATTCTTTAATTAACGGTACAATTAATGTAGCGTCACCTATATCTGTCACCATAGGTTTTAATTCATTTATCAAAGTTGATATCTGTTTGTCTTTTTTCTTTTGGTTCATGTAAATTTCTTCAAGTATATCCTTAAATTTCTTGTCGCCAAATATGTTAAATTCTAATCCTTCCATGTTGAATATTTATTATAAATATAAGCCTTAGTGGAATTTTATATGTCCATTTTCTAAGTAGAAAATATAATTGGTTTTAAATATTTTATGTAGACGATCAGCTATTTTAGTTATTTTAGGAGTTTTAACGTCTATCATTTCTCGTATGTATATATACAATGCCTTTTTATTGAATATGTCTAAGTGTTCGCGTTTTCTGAATAATTCCAATATTGCGTCTGCTATTTTAGCATCTTGATCTTTTGGAAACAGTACTTCTAAATTTTCGGTACAGTACTCAACATACAAATCCATAAATAAAGATATTTTATCTCCATGTGATAACTTGTCACTTGGAGAGTTATTTTCTTCTATAGTATATGAAAATGAATTATCTTCTTCTAAAACAGACACTGGAATAGATGCTACTTTTTTCTTGTAATTTTTATCGTTGTATAATATTAACCAACGTTTAACAATAGTTCCAAAGTATGAATATGCTTTAGCTCCTTTAGACGGATCGAATAAGTGTATTTTAGACAGTAAAAAGATTATAATTTCATGTTGTAAATCTTCTATATTCTCAACTTCAGTATGATAAAATTTAAACGTATGAATAATATTTTGAGTAAGTTTAAAAAACGCATAGTTTATTCTTTCATCATATATTTTACTTCGTTCGCCATAATCAACACTTAGATTATAAGCCACTATGGCGTCTTCAGTGTCTTGAGTGAAGTAATTCTTTTTATTAGTCACAGTCATCTATTTTACTTTAAAATTGTTTAATTCGTCTTGTAAGAACTTTAATGTTTTAAAGAAAAATCCTACCTCATCATCTCCCTCAAATGAACCTTTAGCGTCAATTTCTTTTAATTTATTATCTGCGAATGTGATAGTGTTAGATAAATCTATCATATGTTTTTCATATAATTTAATTATGTCTTCACATGCTTCATTTTTCTTTAAAAGATTATAACTTACATAAAATAATGTAATCACTAGTAGTAGTAAAATAATAATTGTTAGTATCATGTTGTTTTGTTTTAAAGTAAAAAAGGCTGTGACATAAATCACAACCTTTATTTTTGTTTTATTTATTGATTAGTCTTTGAAAAAATCATTCATTACATTTTTCAAACCTTCACTTTTAATGTTTCCTAAAGCTTGAGTTTTAATGGCTGGCTTTTTAACTGTTGTTTTATTTGCCGCTAATGTAAAATTCTTATCTGTGGTAGACAAGTTACCTTTAAATTTAGGAAACCATTCTCTTTCAAATTCAACTTTAGCCGCTAAAAAATCTGCCTGATGAACAATGTGAACTAATGAAGTTCTAACTTTAGTTTCTGGCGCCCAAGACATAAGATATGGCTTATTTGCTTCATCGTATAATCCATCATGTAACTTTATAGCTAACCATTCATTTTTAGAATAAGTAATACCGTGAGACGTTAGTAAGAATAAACCACGGTCTGGTACTGACATAAATTCGAGTTTAGTGTTAAATGTATAATCTTCACCTAACTTATCTCTACGCCATTGATCAGTCTGAGGAATATATGATTCGTTTTGTTCATCTCCTATTTTACCTAAATCATGATTCATCGCTGAGAATACTAATTCTTCGATAGTATAATTTTTATCTACTCCGAATTCTTCCCACACAGCATTTATTTTAAGAGCAGCTTTAATAACACGGTTAACATGTTCTACATAGCCACCTGGAAATGCGTTATGATATTCTTTTTTATGTGACGCAGGCATCATCATAATACGTTCAGCGTACTTATTGTAAAACGCTGTTAATTCACTAGCCCTAGGTTCACTAATATATTCAGTGATAAAGGATAAAAATTCATTCCAATTGTCTTGGATTTGTTCTGCTGTTAATTTCATAACTTTTATTTTTTAGATTTAAACTCGATTTAATTCACTTCCAGCGATAGGTTCAGACTCAACGTACATTTTAAGTTGATCTAAAATTTCTCTAGTAGCTTCTACTATTTCGTAACTTGCTTCACGATCACCTCTGTTTAAGGTAAAATTTAATTTGTTCATGTTAGACTCTATTCCGTCTAATTTTCTCAGAACCGCTTCTCTATTTCTCATTTATTGTTTATTAGTTTATTTATTGTTTATTTACCCGTCGCTACATTATACTTCTTCTCAGTTTCTTTCTCTCTCTTTTCCCGTATTAACAATATACGTTATGAATATCTTAAGGCCAAATTTAAATTAAAAAATCTTTAACTTTAATTTCTACACCCTTTAATAGGGCACACTTTTCATATTCTTCTAAA